CGAACAAGATTCGTGTCAAACTAAAAGATTCTAGACTTGTAGGTAACAAACTAGATACCGCTCACTTCTTTAGAATTGTATCTGGATCTTCTCAAGAATGGTTCTGGGCAGATTCTATTGATGGTAACAATTCTTCCTTTGGTGTTCGTCTTTCTAAGTCAACACAGAGTCCTGCTCAAGCACTTGCTGGAGTTGGTGAAGAGCAATACACATCATACTTCGGTGGTGGTGCAGTAACCATCAACGATGAGGTTAACATCTATAGTGGTGAATTTAGAATCTGGGGTTCGGATGGCGAGACACTAATCCTTAATATCTCTAACGATGATGATCACCCTGCTGACGGTGCAGTTCTTGATCCTAAGACTGGTAAGAACGGTCTCTGGATTAAGGGTGGTGGTACATTCCTAGATGACCTTAGAGTTCAGACTGATACTTGCGAGGCGAACGGTGTATGCACTAATGATGATGTATTCCGTGTCTTTAATGAGCAAGGAAACGTCAACATGGGTGAGCAACTTTACATCAAAGGTAAGGTTGTTACTACAGATGTTGGTGACGCTGACCTTGCTGTCCTCCATATTGACAACATGGGAGGAGCAGGAACTGGTGGAACTGTTGGTCCTAGAGACTTTAAGATCTATCAGGATTGTTCAATTGATGCATTTGGTATTAGTCGTTACTTCACTAGAAACGGTGGACGCAGATACACATATGTTGAGCAATCTCTAACTGGACTTGGACAGACTCAGACTAACCCACTACAACCAAATAACAACTATCTACTCAACAACCCAGCAGGAACCAATATGGTTCTATATCTACCAGATTATGCTGAAACTGGTGACATGATTAGATTTGTTGAAGTTAGTGGTAACTTGACTTACAACACCAACTTAGTCTTGAGAGCACTCAAGGTTAACAACCAGTCAACTGCAATCCAAGGTGATATCTCTGGTAGTAAGATTCAAGCAGGTAGTGGAACACTCACCACTGCTTGGGATAGTGGAGAACTAATCGTTCAAACTAGAAACGCATCGTTCGGACTAATTTACGTTGGACCTACTGATGCTGCTGGTGATCCAAATGCAACTTCTATTCCATCCAATCTACGTGGATGGTGGTTAACAGAACTCTGATAACACATGGCTCAATACTACAATTCTATCAAGACAATGAAAACCGCCCGTATTGGCACCATCATGCCATGGGGCGGGAACGGATTTGAAGGTTTCTCAGCTGACAACGTTCCTAGAGGATGGAGAGTTTGTGATGGCAGTGAGGTTGATGCTACTGATTATCCAGTTCTAGCATCTGAATTGGGCACCACTTATGGTGGCACCATCACTGGTGAGTTTCCAAATTATAATGCAACAGATAAATTTGTTCTACCAGATATCTCTAATAGAGCTATGATGGACTTAGAACCAGAGTATCTGTCTGATTCAACATATCAAATGGGTCAGGGTGATGTATTGAATACTGTATTTGATGCTGATGGTACAAAGTTATCAGATCTTATCACTGGATTTGGTACTACTGCTGTAATTAAAACAGTGTATTCTGCAAACGCAGATATTGATTTTGTTCTTCCTGTTGGTACAAATTTATCTGGTAAATTTACCAATATGAGTATCACGGATCCAGATTTTACTGCATCAATTACTACATTGAATAGAAAGTTGGGTATTAACCATACTCCTGGACACTCACACCCAGGTACATTCCCATCAGCACAAGCAAACTTTTACGGTCCGCAGATTTTTTCGTCTACAAACGTTGAGGTTAGTGGAAATACAACACACCCTAACTGTAGTCTTATCGCTTCAACAAATCACACTTGTGCTCTTTTACCTAGTGACTCACAAGCACCATCTTGGCAGCAGGGTAGAACACTGATGGCATTCTATGGTGATAATACTTATGAACATACTCTACCTGTTTGTGATAGATTTCATGACTTTGTTAATGACTCTGGAAAAGATTATTGGTCTCAAGTTCCAGCACCAGATTGGCATGATGGAACACCAACTAGAAATAGTCCACAAGCAGCTAGTCAGTCAGTAAACTTTGCAGGAACACAGTATACGGGTCAGTTTCCATATGATCCTGTAAAAACTCACGCAAATTATTCTTGGACAGGATTATTCCCTAAACCAACTTTGTTTGGTAACAGAAGAAATTTTTATGGTCATAGTAAGGGAACATATTTGAATGTTATTGATAACCCAGAAAACCCAGCAAATACATTTGAGGTTACTGGAGTTAACATTGCTCAGGGTGTTACCGAGTTTAATCTTCCTGCAGGAACAAATATTAAAAATACAATGACATCTGGAGCAGCACCCAATATTGTTACATGGTATCAATATGATAAGATTCACCCATGGATGCTAATTGATGGTGATGTATTTGCAAAGGGAACTTATATTACATCAATTGAGAGAGATTCTGGAACGGATGACTCTAACTATGTTTATAAAATTTCTATTGCATTCCCAACAATTGGTGCAAACACAAACACCACGGTTAAATTTAGAGAGGGTACTTGGCCAACTTCACTAAGCAACTTCGGTACAAACAATCCGAATGACTCATCATTTACATCACATAACCATGGATCATTTGATATTGCAATGTCTCGTGGATCACTAAATCCACCAGCAACATTCCCTCTAAATGATATTAGTATTGGGGATGTAAGTCCAGATAATCTTAATGACGCTCTAAATATTATTGTGAATACTGACCAAGCGTCAATGAATATCGTATATTTAATTAAGGCATTCTGATGACCAGAGTTTACGCATCCGAAAGAGCAAAATATGGTAATCTGACTGGTCAAATAATTATCTGGCCAGTGCAGATAAATCCAGATATCAATAGTAATGATAATAAAGATAAATTGCCATCTGGATATCTAAGATGTGATGGCACAGTATATAATGTTGTTGACTATCCACAACTAGCAGCAATTTGTGGAGTTGGAACTAGTGGAAAGTTTGTAAGGAGAGATCTTGATGGAGAACCATTACAAACTTTAACCGATAATCAGTTTGTCGTGCCAGATTTAGGATCTAAGTATCCCAAACCAGTTGATGGACCTGATGCAGGTCAATATAAATCTATTCGTGTAGAAAATCAAGCAGGTAATGAGATTAGCAGATCTGGTATTGGTATTGAAGCAACAGCAACTCTAGGAACATCAATCCAATTGACATATTCTGGAACATTTATTGTTCCATCTCAAACAATTGAATTGAAAGGTAAACCATCTTGGACAGTTGGTACTCAGGCAGGTAAAGTTACCGATACTGAAAGTGTTCCTGATAGTGGACTTCACGGTCATGCTCACTTTTTCCAAGGTGTTAGAACAAGACTGAGAGCAGTTAATGAAATTGATGCTGCTGCTCCTTCAAACTTACAAGATCCTCAGGCAGTAGGACAGGTTGCATTCTGGAACGCATCAACTATTCCAATTGATGATTGGTTGGATGAAACTAAAGCAAGTGGTGCTAGTAACTTCCCAGGAAACAACCAACCTCCATGTAAAGCAATGGCATCAAACTCATATGCTCGTGGATATGAATTTTACTTCGGTGCATTCTCTGGAACATTTGACCCAACCACATACAGTAATGGTTGTTATAATGGTGGTGCTATCTTAGAAGATCAGTGGAGATATTTTTGTTTATTGACAGATGAATGGAATAACTATCCAATTTCTCAAGGTTCATATCAGTTAAACGGATTGCAACCGAAGAGTGACTCTGGTACTGCAATTCCTTTTATTGGTTGTGTTACTGATCAAACCAACCAACCTATTACCACTTCACAAGATGTTAACGCTACATATGACACTGGTACTGCACCAGTTGACTGGAGAGATGTTTCCCTTGTGGATGTTGTTCCTTTAAATGGTAATCTAAATAGCGATAGCAGTAGAATTTACGCATCACTATTCAACGAATTTAGTGAGTCAACTGAATTAGATCAGGAAGGAGATCCTACAAATCACTTCCATAAAGTAACTATTGACAAAGGAGATCATAATTTCGCGTTGAAAACAGATCCTTTGGAGATCTCACCTGATGCGTTGAAAACAGTATTGAATCTTTCTGTTGACCAGTCTGCTTCAGTTGATAATGTTTCTGCTCCATTTATTGTTTTAGAATATCTGATCAAGATCTAACATGGTATCGTCAGCTCCCCAATATAGAAATACAAGACCTTTATACTACACTGATAAGGGTTGCGATTCCACTGAGATTGGTTCTATTGTAACCTCTTTCAAAGCGATTGATGACGTGTATGATAATGAATACATTCCTGGTAATGGATTGTATAAAAGATACATCACACAATCTGGTGATGCAGCGACAGAAATTAATCCAGAGTATCAATATCCTGGATATTTGTATTGTGATGGAACTGAATATAATATTGGAGATTTTCCTGCACTATACAGAATTATTGGAAACGAATATGGTGGTACATCAAGACCAGAAATTTCTGTAACTAATGGCGGATCTAATTACAACTCAGGGACCACAATTACTTTTGCAAACCCACCAAACTATGATGCCAATAATCCTGGTGACTTGAAAGTAATTTCTGGTCAACTTGTTATTAATACAAGTGGAGTTGTAACAGGTGTAACTGTTACTAACTTGGGTTATGGTTATGATCCTGCAAGTCCTCCTACATGGACTTTAACTGGTGCTGGATCTGGAACTGGTCTTGCTCTACAATTTAATTTTAATAGTGCAGGACAATTACAAGCAATTTCTCCTCAAAATGTTTTAGAATATTATGGTGAAACTGACTTAGGAACATTCAAAGTTCCTGATCTAAAGGCAAAGAAAATTGTAGGATATGGTAACGTATATGGACCAGGATCTCCATCTGCAGGTCTTTTAACATTGGGTGTTGGTCCAGATTATATTGGGGGAAAATGGTTTTTTGATAAAAATTCTCAGGGAGAATATTTTTCTCTTGGTAGTCTGACTACTACAGGATATACTGATGTAACTGATAGTGCTTCAGTCTCAATTATCGGACAGCAGACTGTAGAAGTTGAGATGGTCAACAGAAGACTGCAAGATGTTCCTCAACATACGCACTTTGTATATCATACAACTGCAGGAACGGATCTTCAGAGTCTTGCAGGATATTCTGGTGATAGATATTTGGCAGAATATACTGACACCAATAAATCTCTTTTCGCATTCTTCCCTGTTGGCGGTGTTGCTTTTGAACATAAACATGCTCTATTGAAACAACCACTTGCTGACCCAACTGTTGCAACATACGATATTTTTGACTATGTTCCTGGAGCACAAGGAACTGGATCTACAAAATATGGATATGAAAATGATAACTACTATCTTGCATCTGGTTCTCAGGGTGCAGGAACATATGAGATTCAAACATATATTCCACCAACAGTATTCAAAACTTTAAATAGTACTTCTGTTATTGGAGGAAGAACTATATTTACTGGTGGTGTTCCTATCGTAGAATATACCTCTGTCAATAACTACAATTCCCCAGGAAATTATAGTTTAACAATCCCTACAACGTGGGAAACCATGTTGATTGTTGCTGCTGGCGGTGGTGCTGCTGGTGCTAGTAGCAATGCAAATGGTGGTAGCGGATCCACAACTTCTGTCACAATTGATGATGGATCTGCCCTTGCAGTTTCATGTGGAGGAGGTGCTGGTGGTAACAAAAATGGTACTGGTGGAAACGGTGGTGCTGTATCAGTTACTGGTAGTGCAGCTGGATTTGCGTCTATTCTTCAGAACAAATCAGAAGCAGGAACCAATGGTGCTCAGGGACCATTTTACATCAAAGATTACCCATCTAACCCAAATCAAGCTGGTTCGGGTGGTGATGTTAGTGGTACATTGGGTACAAATGATGGAACTGATGGTATTCATAGTTATGTTTCGGATATTCCTAGTCCCGTTAACTCTGGTAATTTAACTGGTAGCGGAAGCTTTAACATTACATCATCCTATAAACTCACATCTATTAGTGTTACTCTTGCTGGAGCACAAGGTGTACAAAAAGGTAATGGTAATGGTGGAAATGGCACTGTTGGTGGACAAGGAGGAAAAGGATCTACACTAGTATTGTCTGTAAATAATCCTGGAAGTGGTCTTAATGTCTCTTACGTCACTGGAAATACAGGTAGTGGTAAAAGCGGTGGTAGTGGTGCCTATGGTTCAAATGGTGGATCTGGTGGTAACAAAAATGGTAATGGACAAAATGGTGGTGGTGGCGGTGGTGCTACTTCTATTAAGAACAGCAGTGGTACTATCCTAGCTGGCGCAGGTGGCGGCGGTGGTGGAGGTGGTTATGATGGTGGTAACTCCGCTGCAGGATTTGCTGGTCAATCAAACAATACTCCTGGATGGAACTCAAATACACCGCTTGAAACTACTAGCAATCTATTTGGTGGTGGCGGTGCTAACGGTGGTAACGCTGGTTGCAACGGCGGAGGAGGCGGTGGCGGCGGTGGCGGCATCGCTACTTCTTCATATACTGCTAATGGTGGTGGTATCGGCGGTGGCGGTGGCGGTCCTGCTGGTCACGGTGGTGGTAAAGGTGGTGGTCGTGGTATGACATCATTTAAGACCAGTCTTTTCACTAAAACTAGTCACTCTACCAATAATAGTGGTAGTGGATATGTAAAATATTCATATCAAGAAGATAGAAGTTATTGGGGCACTGGTGGCGGTGGTGGTGGATCAGGTGGATTCATCTACATGCTGATTGATAAAGACGAAGTTGGAACAACAACTGGTGCTAGTATTACTGTTGGTGGTAAGGGTAGTGCTCCCAGTGGAGTAGATAATCCTAATAATGGATTCGCTCAGGTTGCATTTGGTGTTGTTACTGGATATGAAGGTGGAACGTCAAGTGTTACTGTGGGTGATTTAATTATTGCTGCAGATGAAGACAGTGACATCTACACAACTGGTGGTGGAACTGGAACTGCTGGATTTAAACTACCAACAACACAAGTTCCTGTAGTAGAATTTGTTGGAGGTGGTGGTGGAACAGGTGCTACAGCAACAGTTTCTATATCAGGTGGATGTGTAGCAGCAATTACTTTAGGATCAGGAGGAAACAATTACACTGCAGTTCCAGAAGTTCGTATTAAACATGGTGCTGGTACTAAAGCATATGCAACAGCAACAGTTGATCAGGTAACTAAAACTGTTACTGGTGTTGCTTTGTCTCCTGCTGTTGTCCCTGCTCCATATACACATTATGTTAGAATGGAAGGTGATGTACAGGAAAGATTCTTAATTATCAAGGAGCATGATTGTAGTAATTGCAGTAGATTTACTGTAAAAGTTGCACGTGGAAACAATATTAATGGTGGAGATCGTCCAGAGCATGGTGGAGACGAATTGAAGGTCTACTATAACGACGACCTAACACTGAACTTTAGTGACTTTCTTGGTGTCCTCGTTCCTATTCCAACGTCAAACGAAATTAGTTCTAATTATGATGGTGATGGAACTGGTGCTGATGCAACTAAATGGTATTGGTATAGTGTAGATCTACCAGAGGATGCACAGAAAGCAAATGTAAGATTTAAAATCGTTCAGTCAAGAAATGCAGGATCTACATTTGATAGTCCTGGAGATACTGACCACTATGGTATTTGTGATTTCATCTATGAGAATAAAGAAGTAACTGAGTTGGTCTTTGTCCCTGCTGATGGTGCTATTCCAAAGTCTGCTGATACACTATCATATGTTGTTGAAGGAAAAGAAGATAGCATCTATACAACTGGTGCTACTGCTTTGGATGCAACATTTACACTGAACTCTCAAAATCCATTGCTACCAAACGCTGCAATTGATCCAGATTTCCCTGTACCATTGATTGAACCTTACCACCTGTGTAAGTACCTAATCAAAGCATTCTAAATACATCTGGGAACGTTTATCAAAGATATGTCTATCTCTAGTAATTCAACAGTTCCAGAGTTACTTCTGGAAGTGAACGCTATCAAAAAAACCGTGAGGTATAGGAATGTCACTAAGACAATCCCTGATACCCACTGGGATGATGTTATCGTTCCATTTTTATATCCTACATGGGATTCTGATAGAGATAAGTTGGTGATGTTTGGGTGGTATAGTAATAGCACTTTCATTGCTCAGCGTCGTAAGTACACAAAGAACTTTAAGACTGGCGAGTTTTATTGGAAAGACTATGAGATGGAGCAGTTAGATGAATCTGCATCTACTGTATTTGAAAAGTTTAAAGAAACGTTCTTCCTAGTTGATTCCCTAGAGACAGAAGAGTATCAAGCAGTATTTGCTAAAATGCACGCTGCATCTAGTCAAGTCAGTTGGTTGACTGTTAGATTGGCAAGAAACTTCCTGCTTGACGAGACAGATCATGTATTTGTTTCTGATTCACCTTATTCTGATGAAGATAAGGAGATGTATAGACTATACAGACAGAAACTTAGAGATCTACCAGCTGCTGTAGCATCTAGTGACGCGATTGATGTTAAGTTCCCCATCAGTCCACGTTATTTTAAGAGCATTTGGTTGGACAAAAATCCAGATGCAACATATCTTACATCAGATGATCAATATGTAGAATTAGCATCTCACTACCTCACAACATTCAGAGAGAAGATTGCATCATATCTAATCTCTAGAAGTATTACTGAAGGTGTGATGTTTAATTCATTCTATGATGCGTTGAGAAAAGCGGGTGTAGTATATGAGAATCCTAACCCAGATCTTCAAACTGATGTTACCATGACTGCAGATGAAAGAGCAAAGGTAACAGAAGTTTTAGAAGACCTTCTAAGAAAAGTAGAGGAGGAAGGAAATGCTTGAAGTTATTAATGAATGGGAATTGGTAGAAGCTTACTGCCAATTTAAAAATAAATGTGTCGTATATTTTAGAAATCCTCGTATTGTTGCAGCAGATGCTACAAAGCAACAGCAAGTATGGGATTGGTATGCAGACTTTGCAGAAGATCAGGTTTTAGATGCCATGAAAACCATGGGAACATGGGATATGGTTACATTTGATAATGTAGATGCTGCAATTGCAAATGCATCGGCATGGTTCCCACCCAGTGAAGATTGTCCCGATACGGACTATTACTGGGAGTGTCATGTCATCGGTCCAGATGGCGATTTTGAATGGAGAAACAGAGATTCTACCTCTTGACAACGCTTGGCACAGGTGCTAAGGTAACAGGACACCAGTAGAGCGCCATGCTTGAATTTTGTTATGAACTCCCTTATGAGGAACTTGATTTCACAGACCCAAATACTCGCCCACTCTATCGGATTGGAAGAGGGGAGCAAGGGGTTCTACTGGTGCGCCCTTATACTAACGACATTTGTGCTCATTGGCGTTTTGTAGATGAAACTACTGCTCGCGACTCTTCTGCTAAGATATACCAAATGTTCCTTGGATTTAAAACCAAACGGGACTTCATTGGTATGGACATGGCGAGGAAATTCCTGGAGATGGGTTTTACGAGAGCCCGT